AGCGCGTCGATGATCATCTGATCCTGACGGCGACCAACGGCAGCGGCCACAACCTGCACAAGCTCCTGGCGCTCGTCGAAGTTGACCTTGGCCTGGCTGAAGATGTCGCTGTACTCAGCGGCATTCCAGTCCTGCAGGGTCAGCGTGACCTGCGAGAAGCTCGCGTTGATGGGGGTGACATCGGTCTGGGGCACGCGCAGGGTAGCGGTACCGCGACCAACTTTGGGGAACTTGACGGTAGAACCTTCGACTCCACGACGCGCCCGGACGGCCCCGACAAGCATCGCCTTACCTTGATAGGCTTGCTTGACTTCTGCGTCGAACAGAGTAACGAAGGCATTGGAAAGACCAATGGCCATGATGTTACCTCGTGTTCAGATTGAATTGGGGTTCTCGCGCCGGTAAGCCTGGGAATCCAGGGCCGAATGCTTGCTGGTTACGCCAGCCACTCGTCAGCAACCGCTGCGGCAAGGGTCGGGTAAACCCGGTGGGCCTTGCGCGGATTCTAATTCTCATTCCACCCGATTGACAAGTGGACAAAAAACAGCCCGCATTGCGCGGGCTGAAAGGCTTCACCGGAGGAGACAGGGAGCAATCACTGTATCACTGCCTTAAACAGGCGCTCAACCTTCTGGCGATAGGCCGGATCGGTCTTGTAGCGCGGATCGCCGACCATCTGGTAGAGCTCCTCCTTGGTGGGCGCTCCCTCGATCGGGGAGGTCTCAATCGGCAGGCGCCCCTCGTAGGCCTCGCGGATCTTCATCAGAGCCCGCAGACCCTGGGCGGTGCCGCCCATGATCTTGAACTCCTCGAAATCTTCCTTCGCCCAGACGCCTTTATTGACCAGGCCTCGAGCCCAGTCGACCATGCCATTGACCATCGCGTTGGCATTCGGCCCGAGCTTCTTCATCTCGGCAGCGGGGTCGATCCGCTCGCCTTCCATGAGCTCGCCGGCCTTGGTGCGCAGCCTGGTCGCCAGGTCGTCGAACTGCGCCTGGCTGAGTCCGTTGTCCTTCGCGAACGCTGCGAGCTCCTGCGCCATCGGATTCTCGGCAGCAGTGTCGCCGAACGATGCCATATCGTAGTTGCCGTCAGCCGGCGCGTTGTGGTGCCCCTTGCTGATCTTCGCCCGCAGGTCGCGCCAGGATTTGGCGATGCCTTCCAGGTCGGGCTCGTTGGCGTCCTTCTTCCAGAAGTTCTCCGGCCAGTATTCAGGACGCTCAAGCGGATCCTCTGGCTCGCTGCCAGGCTCAACCGCTTTGTGGGGGATAGCCGCCGTTGTCGGGTCGGCTGGTTTGCTGCTGTCTTCTACGGTGACGCTATCGAGTAAGCCGGATGATCCGGGCTCGTTGGTCGCTTCTGTCACAGGTTCCTCGCTCGTCTGATCCGCGCCATGATGTCCCGCACGACAGCACGCTGACCGTCAGCGTAGAAGGCGTGCGAGGGGTCAGTGCCGGGCACGGCGATCGGCACGTCCACATACATGGCTCGCAACCAGGCGAGCAGCTTCATTCCGTCTTCGGTTCCCAGCACCCGCAGCATCAGGCGATCGGTGTCGTCGCGCTGCTGGTTGGCGTCGCGGATGTCTGGAAGCTCGATGGCCTCGAGATCGTCCCAGCCGCTCATACGGGCGCTCCAGCGGGCGGCGCGGCCTGGGCCTGCATCGCAGCCTGCTGCATGGCCATCATCTCCATCTGACGGTTCTGGGCCTCTTCCATGAGCACAGCACGCTCCTCGCGGCTATTGCGCACGCTGGATGGCACGCCGAGCTTGTCGCCGATGTAGTCGACCGCCGCGTCAGTCTTGAGCGCCAGCTGGCCGTCAGGGCCGAACCCTTGCATCAGCTGCGCGTACTGCAGGATCGCGTTGACCTCTTCCATGTTCTGGGCCATCGCGAGCGGGGCGACCGGCACCACCTTGACCTCGAGCCCATTGACCCGGAGCGGCAGGTCGATCATGCCGCGCTCGTCCATGACCTCAAGGATCTTGGCCACCAGCGGGATCATCGTCTCGTTAATGAGGCGACCGAACGCGCTGCCCAGGTTCTGCGCGAGCTCCTTCATCCGCTCGACGATCTCGGTAGCAGACCTGGCGCTCATGTTGTCAGGCGGCAGCGACTCATCCAGCAGGATCCGCTTGATGCTGGCCGTCAGGTCGTTGATCACCAGCTGGCTGACGTTGAAGTCACCAGCACGGGTGAGCGGCTGCAGGCTGGCACCTTGCGGGCCACCATTGCGTGCCACGGGAATGATGGCACCCGGCACGATCTTGACCGTGTTGGGGTTCAGCACGCCGTCGTCGGCAGCGGTGTAGACACCGGCCACCGCCAGGCTGGCGTTCTTCAGCAGGAGCTCTTTGGTCTTGTTGAGCGTCTTGATGTCGGGCAGCGCCGTAATCAGCGGGCCACGGCCGTAGATTTCACCCGCGACCTTCATGTAGCGCGAGATCACCCAGGGGCTCGTCTTCCGGCGCCGGTAGACGATCTCGGTCTTGGTGAGCTTGTCGATGACGTGATAGCAGTAGTCACCGCGCTTGTAGTCGTGGATCGTGGCCTCGATGAGCTCGATGTCATCGGTCGGCTTCTGCTCGATCCGGCGTGCGAGCTCCTCGCTGATCTTGGCATCCGGCCACTGGCGCTGGATCGACTCGCCCTTCATCCGCATCCGGCGATAGACGTTGTCGACCTGGCCGTTGGCGCCTTCCTCGTAGCAGACTAGGAAGAGCGGCACCGGCACAAAGTTGATCGGCGTCACGTCGTCACCAGGCTGCACCATCATGCAGGCCGTGCCGACCGCGAGATCCAGCAGGAACTCGCCGATCGCGATGTCGAAGTTGGATTGCTTCAGCACCGCAAACATCTTGTCGGAGTAGGCATCCAGAATGGCCTGCGCCTGCTGCGAACGCTCGAGCGGAATCGACGGGCCAGGCTCAAGCCTCGACCACTTGCGCTGGGGCGGGAAGACTACGCTCTGCAGCCTGTTCGCAAACCGTTGGGTGCTGTTGATTGCTGTACTGTCGAAGACGCGCTGCATCTTCTTGGTACCCGTGCTGCCGCCTTCCCAGACACCGTACAGTTGGCGCTGCGGGAGCGCGAACTCGTAGGCATCCTGGTAGATGGATTGGAACTCGTCCTTCTTCGTCTGCGCCAGCTGCTGCCGCTTGAGGATCTGCTCTGGCGTCAGCCGCATCCCGCCGCCTTTCTCGTATTCCATGACTTATGCCTCGGCCTTGTACTTCGCCAGCAGATTCCTGCCCTTCGCGGCCAGACGTTGCGCCGCAGCCTCTGTGCGCGGTGCAGGCTCACCCCAGGCCCGCGCTGCCAGCGCCAGCCTGGTGGGATCACCGTCCTTGTCGACCAGCGGCCCGCTCGGGTTCGTATAGAACCGCGTGAGGAATGAGCCCTTGCGCCTGGCGCGTTGCCCGGTAGGGCTCGAATCCTTCACGCCTGGCTGCAGGTTCTTCGACTCGCCCGTCGACTCGTAATGCCGTCTGCCGGCCTCTGTCAGCCCGCCTTCTGGATCTTTGTAGCGAGCCTTCATGGCGCGACTCTTTACGGACGCGCTGCAGCCTGCTGGGCCTGGTAAGCCGCGATCACCTCTGGCGTCCACGCTGCCTGGCACTGCGCCACCACGTTGGCTGGCTGGCCGGTCAGGTCAGCGCCAGGCGTAAGCACCCAGCGTTTGAACTTGCGAGCGAAGAACTCGCCGTCCTTGGTGATCGTTGTTGCCTCGCGCACCTGGACGATGCCGTTGCCGATAATCTCGATGCGATCAACTTCAGTGGTTTCTGCAAGTGACATGAGTTTCTCCTTTGTGTCCGACCACGCCATCCAGCGTGGTTATGCTGCTCGGTATGTAACTGAAAACATGATCTCGCCAGCAGAGTCCATTGGCACAGCGGATTCAACACCACCCCCTACTGGATATTGACGCAATCGCAGATAGGCTGCGCCTGGTTCCAAATACAAAATCGCGACATTGGATGCGGTTAAAGAAATACTGGAAAAGTACCCAATGCTTGCGGTTCCAAATGAAATAGAACTACTTGTAAATGGAAGGCCACTGACAGTTAAGTTGCCAGTCCCTGTATGGGCACTCCATGCAACATAACCGTACACCGTGACCATGCCGCCGACTTTAACGTACGTACCTTGTTGAGCAGTGTATGTTCCAGTTCCTGAGGTAGTCGTCCCCGAAATAATAAGAGACGTTGAGCAATCGCCTTCCTCGTAGTCATCCAGCGTGTTCGCATCACTCGATGCTGACGCAGTCGCCGGGAACGAAACTCCAGCACCGGACGCAGCAGGCGTTGCGCCACCCACGCCGATGGTGGCCGGGAACTTCTTCAAGTAATTCTGAAGCTCTTCAGCGGTGATCTTCTTCGAGCGATCAGCAGCAGCTGCTTCGCTGATGTCGACGATGTAGAGCAGGTCACCGGTGGCGGTGTTTGCGCCCGTCAGCGACGTGAGCGCGGAGACGGCTTTATCAGTCATTTCAACTCTCCAAAAGTAAGAATTCCAAGTCCTCAAGCAGGGCGTCGTATCCGCTCTCGAGCTCGAGATTGTCGAAGTAGATCTCGTCGTTCTCGTAGAGCAGATAAGACATGTCTTCCAGCAGCACGTTGCCACCGCCCTCCAACTCGACGTTGTAGGAGAGGTAGTCGGTGGTCTCTAGCAGCAAATATCCCAGATCCTCGAGCAGGATGCCGCCACCGTCTTCCAACCGCAGTACCGATGGAAACTCAATGCCGCCCCCAAACCCGCCAAAGTGCGAGAGCTTGAGGTTGATGCCGATGAGCATGTCAGATCAGCCCGACGATGCTCGTCGCGGATGTACCAGTTGACCAGACCCTCACGGCCATCACCGGCAGGATCGAGCCGGCCTGGACGGCAGCGAAGGTCGTGGCGTTGCCAAGCGTGTCGGTGATCTTCACGTTGCCAGCACCGCCGATGTAGAGCGCCCGCACCGGCGCCGCCAGGTCGGAGTCAGCCGGAGAGATTGAGATCGCACCGATCGCAACCGAGTCCGGCGTGGTGGGGAAGGGTACTTGTGCCATGTCACTTTCCTTTTTGAGCGGCGCGCATATTGTCCACAAGGTTGGGCCAAGGCCGACCCGCCTTGCGTGCCATCATCTGTGCGGCCTTCTTCTGCATCGGAGAAAGCTGCTTCGGTTCGCCCAGGCCTTTCGGCCTCGGCTTGTCCCAGACCTCTTTCATTTCTTCATCCCGTACTCGTCGAGCTCAGACTCGAGCTCCGCGGCCATCTTCATCTCGTGCTCGTTGGGCTTACGCCGCCCGGCACGCTGGGCCATCATCTGCGCCACCTTCTTCTGGAAGGCAGTGGCCTTCATGGCTTTCATCTCGTCTTCGCCGTTCTTGCCGTTAGATTCGATCTCGATCTCGACCTTCATTTCTTCCTCGCCATTCCGGCTTCAGACATCGCGATCGCCACGGCCTGGTCGCGGCTGGTGACCTTGTCACCGCTCGAGCTCTTCAGCTTCCCGGCCTTGTACTCGCGCATGACCTTGCGAACCTTCTCTTGCATCTTGTCTTTCTTTTCCATCGTCATGCTCCTGCAAGCATGTTGCGGCTGCGCCTGGATACCGCCGCCAGGCGGGCAGAGCGGCGCTCCCCGAGCTCACGCTGCAGACCCTGTTCGAGCTCTGCGCGGCGGGCCTGGAAGGGCTCATCACTGAATGCTGCGATCTGAGGTCTGGCGGGCGCTGCGGGTGCCGCGGGAGCGGTCTCAGTGAAAGTCGGCAGCGGCCTGGGCTCGTCGTACTCGTAGGGCACCTGGCGCACGTCATAGCCGACGATCTTGCCGAGCCCGACTCTTGATAGCAGTCCACCAACCGCGCCGT